GTTTCCTGGTGTTAGGTATTCTGCAGTTGCACGGCCTGTCATTGGGAATGAAGCAGACTTACCTTTTGAGATTGTACGAGTACGGACTTTATCAGAAATGATTTTCTTTTCTTCAAAAGCAGTGAGAACCTCGCCAGCGTAAAGCTTGAGAAACAAGTCTCGCACGTCACCTGTCAGGTTATTTTGGCCTTGAAAGCTTACGCTATAGGCCGGATTTGAAGCGGCTGATGCCATTTTAATTACCTCTTAGTAATGTTGTTGAGTTAAAGTACACTCAGCAATCATCACACCCTTTCGCCAAGATTGTCTGCCGCAGCAGGTCAGGGGTAATCGTTTGTTATGTTGGCTGTGTGTTAGGGTTTCCCCTTTTAAATACACCCAGTAGATGTACTTAAAAGGAGAGGGGGTACAAAGACCCCCAATCCAGTGGAGACAGTTAGAATACCGAAGAACGTGCCATCATTTGTGCAACTCTCTGTCGGTAGGCAGGGTCATTTTGGTATCTGGGGTCACGCATAGCTGCAGTAACTTCTGCTGCGCTTTCAAATCTCCCGCCCGAAATAGCACCAGTTGTGCCTTCAACTAAGTTAGGCTCTGTGCCTACTTCGGAACGATACCTCGCTACCAAACCCTGTACTGCAAGGCGTGTTATGCCTTCATCTCCAGTATCCACGGTAGCGTTATAGGCTTCGATTTCAGAGGGAGCTAAGTTTCCTGCAGCCCACTCCATCATCTGACTATAACCTTCTTGTCCACCAGCAATCTCATACATAGAGTTAGTGGCAGATGAGGCTAGAGCTTCCTGTCCTTGAATATAAGTTTCAACAAGACTGCGAGGAAAGCCAGCTTCCTCTAATGCTTGATACGCATCAGGGCTAAGCTCTCCATTCTCAGTATATTCTTGTTGGAATACATCAAAGTCTAACCCTGCATTATCCAGAACCTCTGCTGCCTCGTTAGCGTTATTGCTGGCAGTGCCTTCGGTTTCTGGTGCGTTGGGTTCTGTCGGAGCATCCTGTTCTTCTGGCTTACCCATCTTCTGCTCAAGGGCAGTGTAGGCCTGAGCCATCGCTTCAACAGAAGCAAACTTCTCAGGGAGCCAATCAGGACGCTCAGGGTTATTGTTCTTTTCTATTTGTTCTGCTTTTTCAAGCATAGCTTTAGTATGCTCTGCAGGCTCAGCCCCTGTGTCTAAGTCATGCGTATTTAAACTGTCTACCATTATATACCTATTCGCTTGGTGGTTGTTGTACTTGCGCTGCACCTTGCTTAATCATCTCAGGTGTGCCTTTAACAGCCATCTGTTGCATCATCTGCATCTGTTGCTGCTGTTGCTGCATCTCCATTGCTTGGGCTTGTTCTTGTGCCTTCTGCTCCTCAGACTTAATTAGACCATTGGTATCAATCCCCAGACTGGCTCCCAATCGGTCAATGTAATCTGAGATATTCATTTCAGATGCAATTACCTGCGCCCCTAAAGGCTGTAAATATTGCAGGAATGTAGCAAGTTTGTTGAGGTCTTGGCCTCTACCCAAGGCTTCAATGCCTGTGACAATCGTAGGCTTGACTGCACCTTTTGGCAGCTTAGGCATTTTACCTGAGCGTTCTAGGGTAGCCATGATAGTCTTAATCAGAGGCATCTGTAGTTCTTGAGATAGGATTGAGTACACACCACCAAGGGCAGACTCTAACTCCTGTGCCATAAACCTTACTTCTTCTGCAGTCACACGCTCAGCTTGACGCTGTACGCTACTGTTCATAAGGAAAGCGTAAGATATTCTTTCGTTGATAGTACGCATTGTTTCAAGAGCAACTCTAAAGTCAGATGCTTTTTGAACCTGCAATGTAGAAACATCAGCAGCATCACCACTAACAATAGCACCATTAGGACTTTCAGCTAGGGTTCTGGTTTTGGTTGTGCCGTTTGGTTTGACAAGGAACAGTATTTTAGATGAGGCCGCAGCCCCCTCAACAATAGCCTTTGTCAAAGCCTCAAGGCTTCTCAAGTCACCAATGTATTCTTCAACGTATCCTCTTCCATAATCTTCGCCATCTACACGAGTAAAGCGTAGTGGGAGGAAGGGACATTCTTCTTCTTTAAATTTACCACGAGTGCCTGCAATTTCTATTCCTTGCACTTCTTGGTAAACTTCCCAACCTTTATTAACACGAGTGGTGTGAGTATAAAGCTCAAGGTTTTTCATTTCTGTATCGGAGGTTTCAATAACCTCACGAATTTCTTGAGGAAGCATAAGTGCGTTAACACTTTCCTTTGTCAAGATTTCCAAAACATTACCCATCGAATCACGCTTAACAACATAACGGTCAAGCTTGAATATCTTCATACCACCTTCTTTGGGCATGTAGAGTAAGGCGTTACCTGTAACGATAAGTTGTTTGAGTGCTTCAAACACAGGCACACGCATTGCTTTGGCTTCTATCTCCTGCATACCTGCTCGTTCAATACGAGACAAAGCTTCTTCAACAGCACCACGAGCATCAGAGCCTGCTAGTTCAGCAAGGTCAAAGTCATCAATGGTTAGTCTAAAGAAAGGACTGTTTGGAGGTAACAATGTAAGGAGAAGCTTAGAGGCTAGGTTGTTTGTGCCTCTTGCTCCTACCCCTTGATAGGGGGTTGCATACGTTGTACTTCCACTATGTCCATCAGGTGGCAGGAGAGTAGGGATGGTCAGTTCTGCAGCATCACGTCCACGCTGGAGGAATACATCTCTTGATGTTTCACACATAGCATAGCGTTTAGCAGCAGTACCTTCACTAATCTCTAAAGCCATTGTTCAATACCTTATGTTATGTTGACACCAGAACTAGAAGAGCCACCTGTACCCGAACCAGCCATAGCACTAGCTGGGTCTTTTGAAATTTTCAGTTGGTCTTTGCCTTTTTTCTTCTTCATTTTGATATCAGACTGTGTATCAACATCTGCCATTTCTGTTTCAAATTCGGGTGTTGATGCTGTTACTGGCGCAGACTGCGCTGTCACCTGTGGCTTAGGTGCTTTTGGTGTGGGGATGCACATATTATTATTCCTCAAAATTTTGATTATATAATTCTTCCAGCTTCCGCATAACGGACTGCTGGCCTTGCAGGAAACGGAGTTCTTCTAAAGAAATCTCGTTAGCTGGAAGATGATTTGGGAACAAGTCTTGAATATAATTCAAAAGTTCCTTGGATAAAGTTGGGTTATCATTGAATATCTTCATAATGATTGTACCTATAGGGGAAGTTTAGACCTACCCACATTCCTTTTGTCCTGTTATGGGGTCAATGAAACAGGCTTCAGCCTTGCTGTCGTTGTCGTTAACCTCGTTCAAAATTCCATACCTTTTACCGCTGGCACGAAAGGTTGTAATTCCTTTACAGCCTAGCTTCCAAGCATCTGCATACAGTTTCTTGAACTCATCGTAGGTAACTTGGTCACCAACATTGCATGTCTTAGAAACGGCTGAGTCCACATACCTAGATACTAGAGCGAGAACAGCTAAGTGTTCTTGTGCTGTAATCTCATTGGCTGTGCGTCCTTTATAGCCTTGAGCGTAGGCATAATCTTCAACTCGCTCTACGGTATGTCCATCAAATTGCTGGATTGTACGGTCATAATAGTTGCTAAAAGGTGGTTCGATACCTGATGATACGTTGTCTGCTGTCAATGAGATTGTGCCTGTTGGAGCAATGCTAGTAAGGTGGCTGTTTCTAATACCTTTTTCTTTTATCTTCTCAATAACCCAAGGAGATAAGGTCTGGATAAACTCACCCTGCAGGTAGTGGTACTCATCATAGAGAGGAAAAGAACCTTTTTCTTCCGCAAGGTCAGCCGATGCTGAGTAGCAATGGTCACGAAGGACAGTCATAACTTCTTCGGTAAACGCCATGAACTGCTCTGAAGCGTAAGGAAACCCACACATCTCAGCAGCATTCGCAAGGCCTGTTACACCTAGTCCCATCCTGCGTTTGTTCTCTGCTTCTGTCTTCTGTTCTGGGAGAGGATAGATTGTTCTGTCTACGACATTATCCATAGCACGAACTACATTATGAATGTCACCAGTGAATAATCCAAAGTCAAATGCACCGTCTGTTACATACTTGGTTAGGTTGAAAGAACCCAGCAGACATGCGCCATAGGGAGGCAGAGGTTGTTCTCCACATGGGTTTGTGGCTTCTATGTTTTCACAGTACTTTAGGTTGTTTTTGTTGTTGATAGTATCAATAAACAAAACTCCAGGTTCTGCCCAATCCCATGTACTATTCATAATCCTATCCCACAAAGCCTTGGGGTCTATCTCTTTGTAGACCTTGCCTTCAAATACAAGGGGAAAGGGGGTGTCGTTTGCAAGACACTACATGAATTTATCTGTCAAACCAACGCTGATGTTAAAACCTGTGAGCTTGTCAGAGTTGTGCTTGGCTGCAATAAACTGTTCGATGTCGGGATGGTCAATTCGTAGCACACCCATCTGCGCTCCACGCCTGTGGCCTGACGAGGCAATGGTCTGGCATACACTATCAAAGATACCCATGAAGGATACAGCCCCACTAGAACGACTGTCTAAGGTGACAATCCTATCACCTCTTGGGCGTAATCGGCTGAAGTCATACCCAATACCCCCACCCTTCTTCATGGTAAATGCAGCTTCCGTAGCTTTCTGCATGATAGACTCCATTGAGTCTTCGATGTGTCCTGACACAAAGCAGTTGTAAGCTGTGGTCTGTCGGGCTGCTCCCATCGCATTCTGTACCCTACCTGCAGGAAGGAAACGCATGTGTCTTAGAGCATCCTTGAACGACTCAAAGTGGTCAGGACTGTCCTTCAATGCTGCAGCTATGCGTACAATTTTATCGTAAAAGGACTCACCTGTTTGGCGATACTTAACTGTGTCTATCTCTTGTGATAAAGGTAAGGTCATTCCGTAGTGTCGGTTAGGTATGCTCATCTGTTATCTCCCTCGCCATGCAGTGTGCCTGCCTGCTGTCGTGCTTTTAATTTTTCTATATTTGTTTCTGCAATTGCTTGAAGACTCAGCCCACAGTCATGGGCTAGGGCTGCGAGATACCAGAGTACATCACCCATCTCTTTCTGTAGGCTGTCCTTCTGGTCAACGAGGCTGATGTTATCTCGCATCATCTTAGAAATCTTGCCACATACCTCGCCTGTCTCTTCAGCTAGACCCAAGGCAGGATAAGAGATGCTGTATTTCTTAGGGTACACACCTGTTTTCAATGCTGTGTTTTGGTATTCATAAAAGTTCATTGCTCTTCCTCTATCTGTTTTTGCAAGTTAGCCATTGCTCTCCACGCTACTTGCGCCCAATCCTCATCAATCACATGGCGCATCATTGCATCCAGTTCGTCACCAGACTTTGACCTATCCCAATGCAGGGTCTGTGCTGTCTGTCCATGCTGCAGCCCACCTTGTAGGGAAATCTTGGCTACCTCTGCTATTGCGAGGGGGAAGTATTTGACGAAGCCTGTGTAGATTGGGATGGCTTTTCTTTCGGCTGCTCCTTGGGGCAACTTGCCGTGCGTCTTCTTGAGGTTTGTAATGTTGTTCTCTGTATTCGCAGCACTGGCTTGACTTGCATGTCGCATATACTCCTCATGCCTCATGTGGTGGCTCCCATAAATCCATAGACTCTTCTCGTTTGATGTAGGCTAGACGTGCTTGCAGCAGAGCTTCAGCTTCGTTGAGGCCAGCCTTCTCATAGGCTGCTACAATCTGTGACCATCGCCATAGGTTGGTAGCTGTCTCTCCCTCTGGTGGAGTGAGGATACGTTCAGCTTTAACTGCACCAATACCAGGACAACCCTTGTAGTTATCGGCTGTGTCACCTGTGAGAACTTGAGTGTAGAACCTATGGTCTGCCTCATCTTGTGTGACCTCAACAATCTCACCATCAACAAGGTGCTTACCTGCGATAGTCATAAGGTCTTTATCTTCTGACCAGATGATGCAGTCTGTACCTGTGGCTGTGATACCAATGACATCATCAGCCTCCAGCTTACCAACCACAGTGGTGTTCCAATGTTCCCAGATGTAGTCACGAGCATACTGAAGCAGCATAGGCTTACGAGTGTCAGCCCTGTTCGCCTTGTAGTAATCTGCTAGGTCTTTACGGAAGTTCAGTTTGTCAGACAGGCAACAGAGTACCTTGTCTGTGCCAGCTTCCTGCTTTAGCTTGTCGATAAAGATACCAACATAGGTAGCCACGTCTTGCTCAAAGCTATGCAGTGTCCACAGTCCATCGCCCCAATTGATAGTGTGTTCACAGGAAGCTGCAGCTTTGTATGCTATGATGTCAGCATCAATAATCAGCATCTTTGTTCTCCTTCATCTCTCGTTCTTTCTCTGTCTCAAGGGTGACGATGCGGATGCCGGTCATCACCTGCACATAATCCAACCAGCTTGTTACTAACCACTTCACAACTAGGGCTGCGCTAACAGCGAAGAAGGAGACAGTCACAATTAGTTTGAATATAAAATCAAAGTCCATTCTTCAGTGCCTTTATTACATCAGTGGAGAAAAGCTTCTCAAGATTGAGGAGGTACATCTTAGACTTGTAACCATCACCACCGTTGACGCTACGAATGTGGTCTAGCTGACCAATGATGTTCTTGAGTACGTCTGTCTTAAAGACAAGCGTGGCAAAGGTAGTGTCACCAAGGCATAGGTTGTGGAACCAGTAGTCTGACTCAGTGGCTTCGATGCCTGATGGTTTACCATATGACTCATACTCAATCGCAATGTTACCTGACTTCCACCAAACGCCTCGCTCACTCTTCACCTCAATCTTTTTATCCTGCAGCATGGTAGCTACTTCTTGTTCACGCACCTGTCCATAGGCTAGGTCAATGTCAAACTTCTTACGGTTAGCTTTAGTGGGTTGAAGACCAATCGTTTCCATAGTTGTACTCACTATCTAAGGTGCATCGAAACTTGTAGTAAGCTTCGGTATCCTTCATCGCCTGTTGAATTAGTTTGCCGACTTCATCCTCTAGTCCTTTGCGAACTAGCAGTTGGACTTCATCGTGAATGAATGCTACAACCGTAACATCTACACTCGTGTAACCATTAAGGCGCAGTAGTTCTTCAATCGTGACGTACCAACGCTTGCAGATTATAGCTCCTGCTGACTGCAGGATGGTGTTGAGACAGGCGTGGGCATGGCGTACTGGTATGATACGTCCATCCAATCCCTTGACCCAACCACGTTCCTTAGCTGCAGTCGCAGCATCATCTCTTAGTTTCTTTAGGGCAGGTAGTTTGCGAAGGAACTTAGCCTTTATCTTCTTACCTTCTGCAGCACCCTTCCCAATAATTTGCCCAGTCTTTTCATCCCCCGAACCGTACAGAAATCCATATATAAACGTCTTTGCATTATTCCTGGTAGGTAGTCCTGCGAGTTCCTGTGTCTTGCAGTGGACATCACCATTGACAACTTCTTCTGCATATAAACCATCATCGTACTTAGCCATATAGTGAGCCAGACAGCGCAATTCCAAACTTGACGCATCAGCCCCAAGAAGACTGTACCCATCAGGCGCATAAAATAACTCACGGCATTCCTTACCATACGGAGCAGAGAGACTAGGCACTTGCTGCATGTTTGGATTGTTTGCTGTGCAGCGTGACGTAACTGCACCCATATGATTGACACGTCCATGTATCCTTCCATCCTTTTCTAGTTTGAGCCACGCTTGGTTGCCTGTTGCAAGCTGACCAATGCGTTTGTTAAGCATGAGATATTCGGAGACAAGCTGTGCCTCTGGTATATCTATTTCTTTTAGTATCTTCTCATCTACCTTCGGTTCATCCGTTGGTGTGAATGAGGTAGGAACCCAGCCTCGCTTCATTAGTCGGTCAGCTATCTGCTGCCGTGATGCAGGGTTGAACGGAAGAACCTTTGTCTTAGTCTTCATCTCAATGATGGTAGGCTCAAAGGTATCGACTAGCTGTGTGTGTATCTCAGAGCGTCTACCTTCTAGCTCAGCGTGTAGCTTCTGTGCCTTCTCAACGTGGAAGGGGAAGCCTACCTCCTGCTGTCTAACGAGGAGGGTGTGCAGCCTATGCTCTAACCCAAGCGCATCATTGCTAAAGTTCTTTTTATGAATTGCACCATACAGTTTGAGTGTGACTGCTGTGTCTTGGATGCAATAGTCGAGCATCTCAGGGGTATATGTCTCAAAGCTTTCGCTACTATTATTGAACTCACCTTTAAGTTCTCCCAGCCTGTAGCCCCACGCCTTTAGGCTGTGACTACCTCTTAATTTTTGTGGTAAATTTTTACTCTTGCTATCTAGCTCACCAATGTGAGGCCAGATGGTTCTTGTGCAGACCAAGGTATCAATAACCTTACCCTTGTAGTCCCAACCATATAACTTCTTGAGTACTCTCAAATCGTAGTCGATGATGTTGTGACCA